CCTCCACCTCCACCAGAGGTAATCATTTCAGTTCCATCAGCAAATCTAATAGTATGAAATGTTCCAGTTCCAGAAACATCCAAAGTATATTGAGGACTAGAAGTATTAATTCCTAATCTTGTATTTCCAGTATCATATACAAAATCAGTTACCGATTCAAATACCTGATCTGAACCATTATTCCCAAATAATACAACACCAGACGGATTCTTATCCTTTGGATTATATGCCATTACTAATAATCCTCACATATATACTAAGGGGTAATTTGCGGATCTGTAATATCAATATTTACAGCATCAAGAGCAGCTTGTCTAGCGGCAGCGGCAGCAACTTTAGCATTGTGTGCCTTAACATTTTCAATCAACCATTCTCTGGTTTTTCTATTAACAAACTGTGCAATATTCTCAGGATTAGTAATAGTTTGAGGATTAGTATCTGGATCAACAGGTAATTGATCATCAAAATCTGGATTAGCAACTTCTGCCTGATATCTATATTGAGATCCAATAGCATTTAAAACTTCATTAATTTTATCGTCTGGAATTTCTACACAAAACTGTGCCATAATATTTTCTCCTATAAAAAAAGCCAGTGGCAGCGAGTGCCACCACCGGCTTCAATATTTAAATCTAAAGGGCGATTAGAGAGCACCCAAAAGAACTCTTCTTGTGTCAAGAGCAGCAAAACCTTGCTCTGCCCAACCATACATGCCAGCACGACGTTGACGATGTAAAGTAGGATCTTCAAAGATTTGAACACCTTGACGAACTGGCATAACAAAGCTATCACGATTGGTCAAATCAAGACCAACAACGATTTCTTGCTTACCACTTGGAAGAGTACCAGAAAGATCACCTGAGTAATACAACTGATATTCTTGACCTGCACCAAGCTCATCAAGGACATGAAGATTAACACCAAACATTCTGGCTAAAAGACCACCTTCTTGAGTGATAACTTCTCTACGAGAAATTTCATCAAGTTCATCAACACCAAAGTTACGGATATCTTCCTCTGCCTCTGGTGAAATGTAAAGGTCAGTCAATTGACCACGATTGATGGAGCTAGAATTACCACCACCATTTCTTCTCATGACAACCTTCATCAAAGAGACAAGTCTCTTGGAGAAAGTACCATTAGAAGCATCTGCATCGTAGATCATAATGTTACGATCTGCACCAGCAGAAAGAAGTGTGTGCCAACCGTCATCATTCATCTTCTTAACGAAAGATTTTTGAAGAACTTCAGTTGCACGACCGACAACATCCCAACGTGCATCTCTAGCATACTTCAAAAGGAAGTCGATAGAAGCACCGATGTCATAGGTTGGAACCATGACGTAATCACCTTCAACATGACGCTCAGGAATACGACCATGATTAGGAATGGTGTAAGCAACAAAATCTGACTCAGTGCCGGGAGCGAGGAAATCCAAAGGAAATTCGCTAGTAGCACCGGGAGCAAGTTGGATAGCTTCAAAGATACCACCAAGGATATCACCATCCATAACACCCTTTCTCAAAGGCAACTCAAGAGCTTTGGCAATTTCAGCCATAGCGGTCAAAGATTCATTAGAATCAAAAGAACCTGCCTTAGCAAGTAATTGATTCATTTCATCTGTGTATTCAAAATATTTACTCATACAAAAACTCCCTATACTTTATTGTAATTAGACAATGTTAATCTCAACTTTAACATAACCATCAGCATCAGCTTTGCCAAGAAATCTACCAACTTGAGCACTAGCTGTACCAGTGGTCAAAAGACCAGCAGATGTAAAGTATGCTTTTGCACCCGGAGCAATGGTAATACCATTAGCAACTTGGTCAGTAACAACTGTACCACGACGAAGCAAAAGAACTTTACTACCAATTTGAACCTCATCTTGATGATAGTTCAAGTGTTGACGAGTTAAGTCGATATTAACAACGTCATTTAAAAGCAAACCAGCAGGAAGATCGCTAGTAGCACTAACTCCAGCAACAACAGCATTGCTATCATCCATAGCAGCACCGGAACCGGCTGTGCTGTGTGCAACGATCACGCCTCTCTCAGCAGTTTCGTTCATGAAAAAGCTAAGATCTGTTAAATGTTCTACTCTATCAGGTTTAAGTGCCATATTTATATTCTCCTAAAAAAGAACTATTTCTTTAAAACTTTTTGACTAACCCAATCTTGGAGATTGGAACGTAATGAAGCAATTGCTTCTTCTTCAACATCTTCTGAAGCGATAGAAAGAGTAATATCTTCTTCGCTTGCTTCAGCAGTATCTAAAACTTCTTCAGAAGCTTCAACGACTTCTGCTTCTACTTCTTCAGCAGCAGCTTCTGTATCTTCAACTTCTTCAGCTTTAGCTTCATCTTCTTTTTTCTCATCTTTCTTCTTCATGTCGCCATGCATACCAGCTTCGGAATCTTCTTCAGCTTTGACTTTGCCACCATCTTTATACTTCTTAACCATTGTAGCAAATACTTCAAATTGCTCATCGGAAAGGTTATCAAAAGCACTAATTTGAGCAGCGGCATCTTCAGTATCCATGCCAGCATCAATTAATGATGCCATTCTCTTCTCTTTCTTTTCTTTCTCTTTCATACCATCCATCATAGCTTGAGCTTCATTTAACTTTTCAGTCAACTCAGCAACAGTAGCTTCTAAAGAAGCAACTTTTTCTTCTGCTACATTAGAGACAGTAACGAAAGATTGCTTTTCTGCCTCAATATTTTCCAAGCTTGCTTTAAGCTCTTCAATTTGAGTTTCATATTCTTTAACAGAAGCTTCAGATAACTTTTCAGTCAACTCCTTTACTTCTGCCTTAGAAGCATCAAGAGCAGATTTAAGTTCTGCAACTTCTTTCTCTAAGTATTCAGACATTTCACTCTCCTGTTTAAGTTCAGAGATAGGATTTTCACCAACACTAATTGATACACCTTTTTTGTTGAAACATAAATCATCTATACAAGATGCTTTACTAAATGGAAAATCTCTATCCGAATTAAAAATAATACTATCAGGATTTGCAGGATTAGCAACAAAACCTTTTCCACTAAATGTTATATTCCTTAACAATCTACCAACCTTGTGATCTTGATATACACCACCACCACCATAAGCTCGTAAATGTTGTGTTAAGAACGCAGTATTATCACCTCTAGCAATTACATGGTATTCACCTTCTGGTGATTCAACTGCATAGTCAAAACCTTTAAAAATGCATTCCATTGAAACACACTTTTGACCAGACTGAATTTCTCTAATCAGTTGTTCAGCCCTAGCTTTGTATTCAGGATCTTGCCACTGTCTATAAATAACAGAAGCAACTAATATATGATATACATCTGGGAGATCTTTACTGTCAATATCACCATTTAATAGGTCAAAGTTTTTATCAACAGGCCAATTTCCGATAATATTACCAACGATAACTTTTTCGTCATGCTCCAAGTTAGTTGGCTTATACATTGGAGTCTCTCTAGATGCCCAAACTTCCTCTGGACTAAAAACATCGTCATTCTTATTCCATGAAGTACTTACAAGAATAGAATAAACCTTAAAAACATCATCGTCATCAGCAGATGCTTTTGAAACAATATCTTTTATATCAGTACTAAATGTGTTATTAGAAGCAACATCTTTATCTAACATAGTAGGCATAGTGTAAGCAATAGAGGCATTTGCTCTAATTTGCTTTTCTAAACCGGCTTCAATTTCTGCTTGATAAATTTTCATCGTTTACCTCATATAGTTACAGGTGTCTTACCTATTGTAATTTACACCAATTTATTTTGAAACATAAAAATCTGCATAATACGAAGCCCTTATGTTTCTAATTTCGTCAATACTCAATTTTCTGTCTAAAGAGGAACCAGTATCATCAATCCATTCTTTACAAGTTCTACTATGAGTTTGTGCAAAGGCTTTGCTCATAGCTTGACCCATATTTTCTAATGTTAAATCCGCAAACGGTTCCAAATTCATCAATATGTTGAACTTGACTTCTTCTGCCTGTTCAAACTCTTCAGCAGTAAGACTTCTCATATTACCTTTAGTATATTGTTCTAAAATGCCGGGATTAATAAACTCAGCAATTTTAAATTGTGCATCTCTTGCCCATGTTTGAATAGATGCTTTTAGTGCAGGTTTAAATGTTCTTTCTTGTCTTGGACCTGTATCTGTAGCATTCTTAGGTCTTCCGGGTGCTCCAGTATCTGCATTCTCTTGAGGTCTACCCTGAACACCACCTTGATTCTTTGCTTTTTGTTTAGCATCTTTAGACCTAATACTCAAAACGGAATCTTCTCCCTTTTTCTTTTCATTAAGTTCAAGACCAACTTCACTTGGAGATGTAAGACCAGTTTGCAATGTAATCTTTTTCATTTGGAAATCTTGGTCTGCCTGATGGAATGGACTAACTTTTTCATCTTTTCTATTGTTCTCATTAGTAGTTCTTCTAGTTTCCATATCAGGATTTGCCTTGATGTATCTCTGCAAGTATTCATCACTAAGAATATTTCTATCTGCCATACTCAAGAGAATATTCATGATGGATGATGGGTCTTCTAAATTCATATAATCAAATTCAATAACAGCAGGGTATCTGAAACCCATTGCCTTTTGAACGATTTTAACTTGCTCTTCCCAGAAATTAGATACGATAGTTCTAACGTAATTTAATCTCTCAGTTAAAGTCTTTAAAGAAATAAAGTTATTAGTAGTTCCACTAGCACCAAATGTTCCTGTCAATGTTGGAGGAATACCAAGTGCTGCGTAAATAGCCATAAGAGTTGGACGGTACTTTTCTTCTCCCAAGAAAGACTGAACATCTGTACTCGTTTCAATCAATTCAATATCTGGACCCCAAATAATATCCTTGGTCCCACCCTGAACATTAGCACCTAAGATACTTTCCAATGCTTGAGAAGCAGTTTGTGTAGGAGCGAGTTTATGATCCAAGCTACCCAACTTCCACACTCTAATTTTTGAGATAGCACCATCCAACGCTGCTTGGTCAGCAAGTTTCAATTTTTCATATAGAATTAAATCTCTAAAGCAAGCATAGGTCATAGGATCTGCCCAACCTTGCCAATCATCTTTTTTGTAATAATAAACAAATGTTTTATCTGGATCTAGAGGAATAGGTTTCTGATCTTGAATTGCTCTTTTTAACTCTACAGGAATCTCAGATAAAATCTTTTGCATTTCAATGTTTGGATTATTAGTCATATGACTAAGTTGCATTCCATAAGTTGCTGGAACCTTAATAGCATATCTTGTTTTATCTGTTAATGATGCTAATGGTCCACCAATAATTTCTATTAACATAGGATCTAGGAAATTATATTTCCAAGGTATTTCATTCTTAGCATACTGTATGTCCCCTCCTATGGGTTGCATATCGGGGGACGCTACAGCACGTTGCATCTCCAACCGCTTTTTAGCATTAATCTTAGCAGTTTTTGATTTTATTACGACATTTGCTTCTCTGAACAATAAGTTACACAACCTCTCAGAAACAGCCTGTCCATCTATCCTATTAAACCAGTCTTTATAAAAATTCTCTACCCTTTTGTTTCTATGAGCTAATCTAACACCCTGACAAGCAAAATCACCCATTAAGTCAATAGAGTTGCGAATTAACCCAATTCTCCTATAAGCATAACGAGCAAATCCAATAATATCTTTGGGTTTAGTTGGTACTCTATCTTGAGGTCGGAACCAATCAAAGTCAGATTGATTAAGACCCGGACGACCACTCAAATCATTAGTAAGATCAGAATAATCCCGACGATATGAAGAATATGAACCTCTAGTAACCATTTGGTTAGAAATAGCATCTCCATACTCAGCAAATGCTTGTTCCATATCCTTTTTAGATGCCCAACTACGATATGCTGGATCTGACATGAAGTTTTACTCCTTAGAAGAATTAATAGGTATTGCAATACTTATTGATTATACACCATTACTCATTAGAAAGTGTCAATTATTTTTTTTGACCATGAAACAAGTGCCGGGAGTATAAGATTGTGCCCATTCTGGACCTACATACATTCTTCCATCAGTGTCAGACTTACCACCACCTTGACCAATAACTCTACCAATATTTACATAAGTAGGAGCAGGAATAGCACGCTGCATAGAACGTGCAATCATATTAGCAATAACTAGAGCAGAATAACGGTCCTTTCTCATTCTACCCTTTTTACCTGTATCAAGTTTTATCTCTGGAGTATCAAACCTCTCTCTTCCGTTAGCTGTAACACTCACAACCACTGTAGTAAGTTCAGTTTTAAGCTCTTCAATATCCATAACACAGTCTTCAAGAGTATCATACAGCTTCAGTGCTGCTGAATCTCCATAAGTTTCTTTCAAGCTCTTAAATTGCATTTTATCTTTTTCAGTCATAAGAGAGAGTGTCACAGTGTCAAATCTAGGAAATAATAATACCTTATCTTCAATATCCTTACGAAGACCATGATTTGCTTTACTAGTCCACTCAGCACTTGCAAAGTTAATATATTCTAAAATGTGATCCCCAGCAATATCATCGGTGGGTTTTTTCTTATTATCCTCGATTATGGGTAGGATTTTTCTCTCTCCGGGTTGTAGTTTGTCTTCATCTGCCAAGCCTTCAGCAATCGCAAAACCACCACCTTGCGAGTCAATACCAATTCTAGAGCATGGAAAAACTCTCATAAGTTCTCTAACTTTCCTAACGCAAAAACTATAATAGTCGCTTACATCAGTAAGTCCCATTCTCATACGAGCCTGAAAGTCTTTCTTGTTTGTAGTCCACGAATAGACGAGTCTGTGATGTTCTGGATGGAGTTCTATGATGATTAGAGCGAAGTTATCCTGTTCACTAGCAGGATCAATCCCGTAGACATACTGCCTATCCATTTGACCTCTCGTAGTAACATCAAAAACAGAAGGACAATATGAAGGCCACTCAGGTTTCTCTACATTTCTATTATGTGCAGTCGCTGCTTCAATCAAACTTCTTCTAAAGAAACCTTGAGAATCAGTTGTGAAACACGCACCGTATTCCATTTGATAGATACCATTGTGCATAGTTGCTCTGGCTCTTGTAACCTGTTGATCATCCATAAAGCCTTCTGGAATGAGTTCATACGGTATTCTAATGACTGAAAACTGTGTCCAGTCCAATCTTTTCATATAATCTGGAACATCTCCATCTTCTGTATTTTCAGACATTCTGCGGAAGTCACCTTTATTCTTAATAGTAGAACAATACTTCTTCCAATAGTCTGCAAATGGTTCAAAGTCATAACCACACGTTCCCGCTAGAATCGACTGGTTCTGTTGTCTGTCTTTGTATTCATCTTCTTGATCATCTGTCCATCTACCCTCTGCCTGCATCTTTCTACGCTTCGCTGCTTTCTTTACATTATCTGTAGGTTTAGCCGAAACAGCAGCAAAACCAGCAACAACAGTCTCATAGATGTCTACAGGAATAGAGTTAAACTCGTCAGCAATAATAGTATGGGCACGAAGACCTCTAATCTTGCTTCCGTCGCCAAGAGGCACAGCCATAGCCCAACTTTCATTTATCTTCATTTGGCATCTGTCAACATCTCTACGAGGCCCAGAAGCATCAGAACAGATACTCTGTAAAAGTGGAGCATTTCTCCAGATTGTATCCATATATTCAAATATAACTTTGGACTGCCTAAAAGCAGAACCTACAATAACTATTTTAGTCCCCGGAACCAATGCACAGCGAAGGGTGCAGTAAACGGCAAGCAGGAAAGACTTACCAAAACCACGACTAGCAATATACATAGGAAACGCTTTGGTCCAGAGTTCCCGTAACACAACCACTTGTTCAGGCAAGAGTTCTATATTTAGTAGAGTT